CACTTTTGTATCTGCAGTCCAAGATAATGTACCACCAGCAAATGAACCATCTCCTGGTAAACCTAAAGACATAGTAGATGCATATTGGTGGTGTATATTAGTATTAGATGAGTGTCCATAGAAATCTGTAGCACTACTCCACGCTACATCTGATGATGTGCCTCCTGATGCTAAAGCGACCCAAGATGTTCCATTCCATATTATGCTAGAATTAGTCCAGTTAGCAGAGTTCCAATTAGATAAATCTTGTGCACCTGATATTGTAGACCAACCTCTATTAGAGGATATAGACTCTGCAAAGTCCACAAAATCATTCCAATCATTCTCATCAACCAAATCCCCTTCAGATTTGGTATCGTTAAATGCCATTTATTATCCTTTTATCCACTCAATAGTCTTTAAACTAACATAAAAAAACATTGAAGATATAAAAACCCAACCCAAGCGACATTGTTAATAAAGTATTACTGCATTGGGAGCAGTTTTATATAACTTCTACGTTACCATTTTCATGTATCTTCATAAGATACTTCATGTTTACACCTTTTATAGTTTCCTGATATCCTAGATAGTATTCTATCCATCTCTTCTCTCTACTATACTGTTGAGATGTGTATTTTTTTAATTGTACCCCACCTCCACACTTGCTACACTTTGCTTGTTTTCTTTCTTCGTGTAACATTTCATGCCCACAAGATACACACTTGAATACATCATAAGCGCTACAATGTGGACATATTGGAGAGGATACTAGAGATTTAGTTTTAGGAGAAGTTTTGCCATAATTAAACTCCTTATTGCATTTGGAGCATTTATGATATTCTTCCTGACTTATAAATACATCTCTGTAGTGTATAAGTCTTCTGTCTCCAGACATATCTATCTCGAATGTAGGAAGTAATGGTATTGATATTACATTTACATTATACTTTCTAATACCATCAGCGTATTCCTTACTAAAGGGATACAAACCAAATTTAATTAATTTATCATTATTGATATAAGAGAACTTATTCTCTTCATATGTTTTGGTATCGAATTGTGGAGTGCTCGTTCCATCATTATAGTGAGCAATCCAATAATATACTAAAGGTCTATTAGACATAAAGAACCTCCGGGACTTGTATGCCTCTTCTCCATCCATTATATTGGAGAAATAACAGTATTATAACATATAGGATTAAACTTCTGTATAGACAAATGTTGCAGTCTTATCAGTCTTCTCTCCCTGAGTTGCTCCGCTTCCTACTAGAACTTGAGTTACTATACAATAACTATATTTAGGTAATACTGAACCATCAGTAACGAATGAACCTGATTGTACACATATTGCATTTGCTTGGGAGTCGAAATTACTTATGGATACCATACCACCAGATAGAGGTGTGCCATCTCGATTTGCTCCAGAATAATATGTGTGTGCACCATTAGCTCCTGCAACGTTAAATCCAGATATATAATAACCAAAGGTTTCCTCTACACCAGTTGCTTGTACGTAAGAACCTGTTGGAAATCCTTGAGAACCTGATAAGTAATTTCTACAAGCTGCTACTGAATTTGAAGATACTCCTATGTATAAACCTGGTTGTATCTTATTAGCAGTACTACTACTACCTAATGCCCAATCTGCTTTTGGACTATTTGTCCAAGTCTGATAGTATTTGACATTCTTACAATATGTAGAAGGTGCTACGGTACATTGTAGACAATGCGTAACCCAATAAGAACCACTTATCCCACTGTCAGTTGTTGGTATAGGTATGGGATATGTATCGAGACTACCATCCCACTGATCAGATGTCATATATCTAGTACTAGATACCTCCCCACCTGTGTTGGTCTTAACGTGATAAGACTCTGAACCTGCAGTTCCAGTCAATTGCACTATTTTAACAGTTGCTACCATATTTTATAAATAATATAACATAAAACATACATCATCTATGCCTTTTGGACTTAGATTTCCTCTCCATTTCCTTATAGGCTTTGTGCTTTTCTTCAGCCTCGTGTATTATGTGCCTTTCTATGAAGGCAACCCCTGTTGGGTCTTCGTGTCTCAAATCCCCAAGTTGTTTAGGAGTCACCTTTAGAAACTCACACACTCTAGCTTCTAACTGACCTACTCCACTCTTAACGAAAGGAGTCTAAATCATCGGCTGTCACACCAGTTCCCTTTTGTGTCTCCTTTATAACTTCAGTGATGAAGTTCTGAAGAGTGGCGAATGATATTTTGTCAGTCCAGAATTGCTTGTTTAGATTTTTATCAACAACAAGTTCTGCTGCTAACTCTGGTAGTTTGTCATAGATGTCCACCATCTTCTGTAGAGACTTGGTATCCATTCTACCTTCATATATAGCTGCCTCTGCTGATAGTCTCATGATTGTCATCATCTGTTTTTGTGTAGGTCTCTTCGCCTTAATCATACGCTTGGTTTCTGGAGAGGAGTTGAATGTAACCTCTAGAAGATCTTCCTTATAATCTCTCTCCAATTTGTCACGAGTCGCTATCTGCCTTATTATCTCTTCCTTATCCTGACCTTTTTTGGACTTTATATCCTTCTTCAGCTCCTTGAAATCATCTTTTGTGATATTTTTAGATTCTTCAGGCATTTATTACCTCCAATAAGATTCGATTGAAATAAAACATTAAAACATTTAAGCTACTAAAGTTGCTCCGATATCTCCAAGTGGTTGATCCGTCAATATTAAATGATTACCTTTGTAACCTGCAGTTGATACTAGATATGGTTTTAATAACGAGAAATCTACTGAACCTTCTGTGATGGTATCAGCATCCCCTAATGAGAAATCAAATCCTGTTACTTGTGCACTCTTGAAGTAGAAATTCAATGAATTTGTACCACAACTTCCAGATATAGTAACTGTATAACCATCAATCATATCAGAAACTATCCTTCCTACTGCAGTGCTATGTAACTTACAGGATGTTAATGATATATCAATAGACATAGATCCTGCTATAAAATAATTACCAGTCTCTCCTACCAATTCCTGTTCTACTGTACCCTTATCTAATGTTATAGAGAAATCTGATATAGCTAAATCAGTGTGACTCATACCTGCACCGTTAGCTGTTATTCTTATTGTTGCATCATCTCCTTTATAAACTGTTGGTGTTGCTGTCATTTTATTCCTCCTATTAACAATCTGTTATACAAGGGGTTTTGTAAGCTATCTTAAATGGATCCATCACCGTAAAATCTATACTAGCTTCTGTGATTGTATCAGCATCACCCAAAGATATATCATATCCAGTGACTTGGCATGATACCAAATACCAACTTAAATAAGTAGCATCTGTTGAATCAGAGACACATCCAGATATTGCTAGATATTTGTACTTGCCTGCAGATTGAGCATCTACCATATGTGTCAGAAAATCATCAGTGCCATAACCTCCTAATTTGGTTATAGTCAAAGAACCATCTGTTGATAAAGAACCTTGGTCAAAATAGTTTCCTACCTCACCAACTAATTCTTGCTCCACAGTTCCTCTGTCTAATGTTAGCGAGAAATCTCCAACTCCAAAACCTGTATGGATATTAGTAGTATCAATTAACTTTGCACTAATTTTGGCTAAAGTTGAACCACCAGAATGAGCTGCAAAGAATAAATTTGCTTCTTTACCTGTAACTGTTCCTGCCATTTATTTTACCCTTTTTTAAACATTTATACATAAATTCTAATCATCATGGAACATAAAATAAACATAAGTCTGAGTCCTACGATAGACTCCTACTTCATCATTATACAATTCAATATCAGATTGCTTTGTACAACCACCAGACACCATAACCTTGGTTACCTCATCCCCTATCTGATATGTCTGTAATCTGCTACTCTTAGAGTATATATCCAACTGCAAAGAGACTGTTTCCTTTCTTATCTTGGTGCCAGCTGGTGCTGACCTATATCCTAGATAACCTTCATCTGAACCTGCTACTTGTGTTATTGTTATGCACGGAAAACTATCAGATGTTTTTACCCAAGCGACCTTAATATCAGATGCTGGTACTATACTAGTTATTGCGGAAGAACTCGTTAGATAACCACGAAACTTGCTGGTTACTATAAGACTCATATATTTAATCTCCCCTTGATTTTGTTTCTTATTGCTTGCAACATTGCATTTCTAACCATTTCAGAATTTATAGCACTTCTAAAGTAACTCATAGGTCTCTGTATGGTGAAAGTTCTTCTATATTGTGCAACATTGGATAACCCACCTTCACTAAGTATGGGCCAACCTCGATATCCCTTGTGATTCATAGAATCATACTTTATTTGAGTTGCGATTTCAGTACCAAACTCCACTATAGCAGCATGCTCAGAGTTGCATACTAATTCAGATGAGTCTCCTCTGTCTATTACTTCCCAACTATCCTTGCTCCTTATAGGATGATCTCCTAAAGACAAAGTTTGGGATTTAGATAGATTCTGCACATTCTGTATAGCATAATCTCTTAACACTTCTAAAGCATCCTTTCTAGCTTCTGGTGTTTCTGCTTTAAGTCCAACCATCAATCTGTTTATGTTGGATTGAACTTGCTTGACACCCGTTACTTTCATCATGTTATCAACTTTATAAGTGCTGTTTTATGGTGACCACTTGAATCTATGATTACCTCTTTTACCCTATAGTTTTCTCCCCTATAGACTATCTGACTATCCCGAGTTATTGCTGCTGAAGATAGACAGAAGCATTTGTATCTAACATCATCATATAGTCCAGTTTGGTCTATCCTTTCAGTCGCTGATAATGGAGATACACGGCACTTTGTGGATGTTGTAGCATTAGTATAAGAATAGGTCCATTCCCCCAAAGAGTTTTGGGATGATGCTCTAGTTCTTAATAATATGTTGTTATTTAATAAACCTTCATACGTCATTTATACCTCCTCCTTTTGTGTATCTCATAGTGACATTGAGAGCATAGGACCATTAGATTAGATTCAGAATGACTACCACCCAACTTCACTGGTATCTTATGGTGTAGGTGCAAATCCCCCTTGGCATATCTACCACACCTTTCGCAGATATAACCCCTCTTCTTGAAGAGTGCATATCTGTATCTATTCCAATTAACTGGATAGAGAGGACTAGGTCTATATACCATCAACCATTAGCTTTATATAAATCCCACTTGTTGTTGGTGGTTCTTTTATTAAGAATATCCAAAGCCATTCTCTCCCAAGTTCTGCTAATTACAAATGGTGATGATTGGACATCTGTACCTCTGGATATAGGTTGAGCCATAACATATCTATAATCCCCTAACTGTTCTTCACTTAAGGTATAGTATTTTCTAGCTAAAGTGGGATTCTGTATTATTTTGGAAGCTATGAGCAACAAGCATGGTATTCTAGCCTTATCAGATGTTAAACCTTCATCATTAAAATAGACTGCTTTTACATAATCTTCTACTGCCTCTATCTTAGTTAGGATTTCGGCTTTGGTTACATCATCATAATCTAAAGGTGGTGTGAAGAAATTACGCACATCATACTCATTCAATACTGTAGGAGAGAAATCAGACATACCTAATCACTCATTTCTCCTAACTCTGGTCTCACTTTACGGATATCAATTTTTTGTCTTTTACGAATTGTTTGATTTAACGGAAAAGGAAACTGTTTTATTGTGTAGGTATTCTCATCAGTTTTACCTCTACCCTGATGTTTCTCTATATCATGGTCAATAATTTCCTGCTCGGTTAATTTGGTTCTATCCTTCAATCCCTTTTTTCTTTTGGATTCATACTTTTCAGTCATCCAATATTGATTTCCCTTTCCATGTAACATATTATCTAGGATATATCTATATTCAAATGTCTAAATACAGGTATATAAGCTGTTGCTCCTGTAGCACTATATGTACTTCCAGATACATAATGGATTTTTAACCATCCTAATGAACTGGCAACTGGAAGACAAGCTCTATCTGTTAAAGCACTTGTACCAGACTGATTATAAGCAGTACATGACCAAGGTGTTGCACTCTTTATAACAAAATTTGTGGCATCATTATACATAACAATACCACGACCATCCTCTGTCAACCCTATACGTTCTACCTCTAATACTGGTAATTTACTTCCCGGCATATAACCACCTTAAGGTGTGTTGGTATTTAGATTCCTATATACAGGTATGTAACAGGTAGCACCAGTTGCACCATAGGTAGAGCTAGAAACATAATGTATTTTAAGCCAACCCATTGAACTAGCTGCTGGAAAGAATTTTTTACTCGCACCTGTAGAATTAGATGATATACCAGTCCAAGGTGATGAACTCTGAATAACAAAATTCGTGGCATCGTTATAAAGCACAATACCACGACCATCTTCAGTAATTCCCAATCTTTCTATTTCTAATACTGGAATTTTAGCTCCTGGCATAATTCCAACCTTATTTAAAATAACATTACAACATAAATTATAAATAGTAAGGATTAGTTTATGTTACTTATCCTTACTTGTGGTAGATAACGCAACCTGCTTTTTCGTTAAGCACATCAGAACCGAATCTCATAGTCAGAGACATTCCAATCAAATCGTGGATAGGATCATCATATCTCTCTATAGTTAGGTCTCTTCGCATGCAGGTAATTGCTAAATCGTTCTTTGAAAGTACTATACCAGTTATATCTGAACCTGCAGTAGTATCATCCCATGTTGGTGATGCTGCATCTGTTGCTGTGCATGTGTAAGGTTTTAACCCCATTATACTAGAACCTACATCTCCTTGTCTTAATGCTCCAGGTCCACCTGCATATGATACATATGCTAGATTGGAATCCTGTAATAGGTATGCTTCCGATGTTGGGTGCAATACTAGAGTATCTGGCATATAGTTCTGTTTCTTTACATACCCTACAGCTTTAGCTATATCACTGATAGATATGTGAGTGCCCTCTGGATTTAATGTACTAGTTGTTATTTTATTTGAACCTGCCACTATCTGGTATAATACCAACCTATTAAGTGCATTCTCTAATCTAGCTCCAGCCTTTTTGAGTTCAAGCTGAACCACATCAAAGAGTCCATCTTCAATAAGTTCATTTGTGATTAAAGGTCTTACACCATATTTGTCTATAGTGATATCCTGCTTTGTGTACTCTTGTGTATCTATTGTTATTGCTGCTCCTTCAGCTATCTTGCCAGCATAAGTTCCAGTTTCTCCCTTTACAAATCTTACTGAATAGGAGTTTGTGTTTATGATAGGAACTACTTCCCTCATGCATTTTACTGGTTCTGTACCCTCTATAACTGTTTTGTATACTTCTTCTTGCACTAGAGTTGAATCATTTATAGCTGTTTGTTCTGTTTGTAGGAGAGCGTGAGCGTTTATAGGTTCGTGTTTTTTTGTGTAAGGATTAGCAA